ATTGATCCATCAAATAACTTTACAGTTCGTGCAGATTGCTATAATCTACGGATAGATAAATTAGGAGATGCTATATGAAACTAACACTTGATGTGGAGAATACGACTACCAAACGTGATGGCAAGTTACACCTTGACCCCTTTGAGCCAGACAACTCATTGACTATGGTGGGTATGCTTAATGACAGGGGTGAAGAAGCTATCATTACCTTTGACCACAGTGAGGTGGCAGCTACACCTGACGGTCATGCTATTGTACAACAGTGGCTTGATGAGACTACAGTACTTATCTGTCATAACGTAGCACATGACTTGCTATGGCTGTGGGAGACTGGCTTCAAGTATGATGGTGCAGTGTTCGACACGATGCTTGTTGAGTACGTACTGCAGCGTGGTCAGAAGGAACCGCTATCACTTGAGGCTTGTGCCGAACGGTATGAACTAGACACCAAGAAGCAAGACACACTCAAAGAGTACTTCAAGAAGGGTTACAACACTCGTGACATTCCTCACGCTGAGTTGTCTGAGTACTTGTCTGCTGACCTTCATGCTACACAGCAGCTTGCCGATAAGCTATGGCAGCGTCTCAATACTACAGTAGATGCTGGCTTACTATCTACTGTACGACTGACTAATCGTGTAGCCAAGTGCTTGACTAAGATATATCAGACAGGCTTTGCTGTTGATGTATCCAAGCTAGACGAAGTACGTACAGAGTTTGAGCAAGAGAAGCAACAGCTTCTGACAGACCTGCAAGCACACGTCCGTAAACTGATGGGTGATACACCTATCAATCTCAATAGCCCAGAGCAATTGTCTTGGGTTATCTATAGCCGCAAGGTTATTGACAAGCCATATTGGGGTAATGCTATTGACCCATACATGGCTGATGCAGACTTCCGTAGCCTTATGGCTGGCGGTACAGAACGTGTCTACAAAACAGTAGCAGAACAATGCCAGACCTGTACAGGTACTGGTTACATTAGAAAGGTAAAGAAAGATGGAACCCCATTTGCAAATACTAACAAATGTCCGTCCTGTAGTGGGGATGGTTATCTTCTTACTGATACTGTGGATGTGGCTGGACTAAGGTTCATGCCCCCATCTGCTAAGTGGGCGAGTGCCAATGGCTTTAGCACAAGCAAGCTAAACCTTGAGGTACTAGAGTCTGCTGCTAAGTCACGAGGTATGACAGACGCAGTTGACTTCTTGTCCAAGGTGCGGCGGCTATCCGCTGTCGATACCTACCTGTCATCATTCGTTGATGGCATTGGGACATACACTAAGGGTGACGGTAAGCTGCACGTCCGATTGCTTCAGCATCGTACTGCAACAGGCCGCTTCTCTGGTGCTGACCCTAATATGCAGAACATGCCACGTGGCGGTACGTTCCCTGTTAAGAAAGTATTTGTGTCACGATTCGATGGTGGTAAGGTAATGGAAGCTGACTTTGCGCAGCTTGAGTTTCGTGCTGCCGCTTATCTATCACAGGATGAGATAGCAATTGAAGAGGTATCTACTGGGTTTGATGTACATGCATACACCGCTAAAGTTATTACCGATGCTGGTCAGCCTACGAGTAGGCAGGATGCGAAAGCGCATACGTTTGCTCCACTCTACGGCGCAACAGGATACGGTAGGAGCAAAGCAGAAGCAGCGTACTACGAACACTTCACAAAGAAGTATCAGGGAGTCGCCGCTTGGCATTCCCGACTGGCTAAAGAAGCTATAGCCACACAAAAGATTACCACGCCCAGTGGTCGTGAGTTTGCGTTCCCTGATGTGGTACGTAAACATACTGGACGTGTCTCACACTTTACACAGATTAAGAATTACCCTGTGCAGTCATTCGCTACAGCGGATATTGTTCCGATTGCATTACTGCATATTGATGAGTTGCTACAGGGTATGCAATCGTGTATAGTAAACTCAGTGCATGACAGTATCGTTATTGATGTACACCCTGACGAAGAAGCGCAGGTAATCAATGTCATACACGCTACTAATAAAGCACTACCTGAACTCATCACTCTACGTTGGGGTGTTGACTTCAATGTTCCTCTATTATTAGAGGCAAAAATAGGTCCGAATTGGCTTGACGTTAAGGACATAACCTGATATAACTATGCATCTTACAACTGAAAAGGAGTTAATAAACATGAACGAACTTACAACAATTGACACTAACAATTACGCAGCAATGGCTAAAGCAATGGGCATTGCACATGAGGCAGCAAGCAGCAAGAAACAGGCAAGCACACTGGCTCGACTACGTATTCATCACACACCTATCATGGGTGAGGCCGAAGTAAATGGCAAGCGTGTGAATATGGAAGTTGTATCAGGTGGTGTGTACAAGCTGGAGATTCCTGATGGCCCTACATACTACGCCAACTCAGTGAAGTTCCGTCCATTCCTACAACGCTTCATGTACAAGAAGTTTGTGATGGGTACTAATGGTAAGCCTAACCGTTACGTCAAGACTGTTATGGCTGACAACCTTAACGTAGACTTGAAAGACAATGACGGTGGGTTCAACTGTGGTAAACCATCTGGTTGGATTGAAGACTACAAGTCACTGCCTGACGCTACTAAAGACTTACTCAAGTCTATCAAGCGTGTCCGTGTAGTGCTTGGCACTGTCGAGATGATTGATGCAGTGGATTCCAACGGTAATCCGGTAGAGGTAGACGCTACACCATTCATCTGGGAAGTAGAGAACCGTGATGCATTCAAGACTATTGGTGAGGTGTTCACACGTCTCGCTAAGAACAAGCGTCTTCCAGTGCAGCATGAGGTTGTAGCTAATACAGAGGAACGCAAGTTGCCTAACGGTAGCTGCTTCTATCTGCCAACTACATCACTTGATCTAACTAACAGTGTTGACTTGTCACAAGAAGATCAAGATCGTTTCGCTGACTTCATGGCATGGGTACAGAACTACAATGAGTACATCATTAATACCTATGCAGAGAAAGCCTCATCACGTAATGATGATGATGACATCGACATCGTTGACGGTGTAGTTGACATTGACATCGAAGAGGTGGCGTAATGAATCACCCTGCTGAATTGGCGTTGCATCAGTACATGGAGAAAGCCGTTAAAGGTGAATCCACTATGTCGGAAGCTACCATTAAACAGGTAGCGACTGACGTTACTGATGCGTTACAACGCCAGTTTGGTGGGGGGAACAAACGTGGAGACTTCCGTGTTCGTATGTCAAATGTAGGTCGCCCTACATGCCAGCTATGGTATGACAAGAACAAGCCGGAAGTCCCACTCCCCCTGCCAACAACATTCATAATGAACATGATGATCGGAGATATTGTGGAGGCAGTATTCAAGGGTCTATTCAAGGAAGCAGGAGTAGCCTATGAGGATTCTGAAAAGGTTAGCCTTGACTGTGGGGATACTATTGTTAACGGCTCATATGATATTGTCATTAACGATGCAGTTGATGATATTAAATCAGCTTCAGACTGGTCATACAGAAACAAGTTTGAATCCTATGATACCCTTGCAAGTGGGGATGGATTCGGTTATGTATCCCAGCTTGCTGGTTACGCCAAAGCGTCTGGCAAAAAGGTCGGCGGTTGGTGGGTTGTAAACAAAGCCAACGGTGCCTTTAAATATGTACCAGCTAGTGGACTTGACCTAGACAAAGAGATTACTAAGATCAATGACACAGTAGATACAGTAAAGGAGAATAAGTTTGAAAGATGTTTTGAACCAGTGCCTGAGACTTTTCGTGGCAAGCCCACAGGTAATAAAGTCCTTAATGATGGATGCCGATTCTGCAACTATCGTTTTGATTGCTGGGATAATCTTACTGAGCGTCCTGCTGTAATGTCACAGGCAAAGAACCCGCCAACAGTTAGCTATATTGGAGACGTAGTTGCTCCATAAAGCAAGACGTATGGCTATAAAGCATGGGTATCGCAGTGGGCTAGAACACAAGCTATCCATTTACCTTGATGAACAGAAGATAAAGTATGACTACGAGAACATCAAGATTGAATGGGAAGACCTAGCCTACCGCACCTATACCCCTGACTTTGTACTGCACAATGGTATCATCATTGAGACTAAGGGCAGGTTCATGGCAGCAGACAGGCGAAAGCATATCGCTATTAAGAAACAACATCCCAAGCTTGACATACGCTTTGTGTTTACTAACAGTAAAGCTAAGTTAAGCAAGGGTGCTAAGTCTTCGTATGCTGATTGGTGCATCAAGCATGGGTTTAGATACTATGACCGCATCATACCTGAAGACTGGCTCAAGGAGAAGGGAAAGAACAAGCATCCTAAATTCATCGCATTCAATGGAACGAAAGTAAAAAGGAGATAGACATGGACATCAAACACCTAGCACAACATATTAACGATGAGGATTTCCTTATACGAGTAAGGCCATTTGCTAATGATGAAGGGGAATGGAGTGGCGAGATTGACATATCAGTTATCGCTATGCCAGACAACCCAATGGACGATGAAGACTACCACCAAGTAATGCACTTCTGTAAGATGATGTGTGCTTCTGTACCTATCATGGAAGAAGTAGAAGATATTCGTAATGTTGTACATGACTATGTTATGAATATGGTTGACAATGATGATGAGATTGATGTACAACTAGAGGAAGAAGCAGGCGTTGAGAAAACTTACGATGGTAATGTAGTACATCTATCCTTTAATACAAAGACAGGAGGTTCAGCATGAGACATGATGCATTTATGAAAGCTAAGATGATGGAAGAGAATGAACAAGCAGGTAAAAAAGCTTGGGGTAATGTTGATATGGTCAACAACCCACCACACTATAACCAGACCGGCATCGAATGTATTCATGCTATCTCTGCTGCTACTGGTGATGGGTTTAAGTATTACCTACAAGGTAACATTATGAAATATCTCTGGCGGTTTGACTACAAAGAGAAGCCGATTGAAGATTTGCAAAAGGCCAAGTGGTACTTGGACAAGTTGATTGAAGAGGTAATGGCAGATGCGAGTTAAGATGTTTATTACTTTAGAAGTAGACGAAGAGGATTACCCCATACCTGCTGATGGCAGGGTGGGGGAAGAGATTGAAGACGGCATACAAG